CTAGGTTTGCTCCTGATGGCTCGGATGACGGCATAGTTTCTGTAGCAACAGACGATCCGGTTACTACTGGTGTTGCGAATGTTTCTGCTCCACCATAGGCTGATTCTCTAGCGTTTGTTTTATGTACGGCCGAGCCTCCAAGCGCTCCAGTTCTCCAAATCTTTATGGCATCAATTTTACTTGATCCGCCTAAAGCAGTAACTTCTAGCTTTTGGTATTTCTCGTACGTATTTTCTCCGGGTACAACTGGGTTAGCAACCGCATCTAAATTAGGAGAATCATCAGATCCCATATTGGTATTTGTGATATTCGCTTCTTTAGATTCGCCTACTGTGTTGTATTCATTTATTACAATTGTTGCGGGCATAATGTTTATTTATTCTTATAGTTTATTCTCGTTTATTCGACTTTTCTTTTTAAGACTAATACGGGGGCTATTATGAGGCTTAGCCCCCACATTATATCTTCTCTATCTATTCCTAGACTGAGACTGTGGTGTTAGTTTTCAACACTGTCAATGCTGTTGGCAATGAAACAACGTATCCAACTCTTTCGACAAATCTTAGACCAATCATGTCTTGCTCGGCAAGATTGACTGAAGTTTCTCCATCAGTATCAGTAATCGTAGCCTGATCTAATAGTTTAACTCGAATCTGTTGTTTGTCTCCGAATACTGCACCTTGTTTTAGATTACCAAACAAGATAAATGCTGTATCTTCGGCTGTATCTCCTTTAGCAGGAAAGGCATCAGAGAGTTCGTATGGTTTTTCCCAAATTAACCCTGGTGTGCTTTCTGTTGCTCTTTGAAAGATAGGATTTCCATTGTCATCTTCAAGTTTTCTTAGAACGTTAAAGATTGAACGATGCATGTAGTATTTGGCATTGGCCATAGCACCGGATGGAGTCGAATCTTGCATATCTAGCAAGTCATTTGCATCTACATTTAAGAATGAAGTGTCTCCTACTCCCATAACTAATTCGTTGACATCTGCATTGTTAAGAATACCAGTCCATGGAGTTCCTGTACCTACAAAGAACTGCAAGTCCTCTTCTTTTGAGATAGCTTCTGCAACCAATTCGCCCAATAATTGAGTTAGATTGATAGCGCTATCTTCAAGGATCTCTTCAGACATAGGGATAATAACTGCAAGCTTTTTCAAAGTTTGAGTTACTACTCCAAATACTGGCTGACTAGAACTTTTGGCAACTTTCTCTCCTGTCCATGTGACAGAGATTGAACTAGCCAATGTTGGTATAGTTCTTGAGTTACCTGGTCCTGAGAATGGTAAGTAAAGCATCTCTCTACGAGCAAGACCGAATTGCTTTTCAGCAATCCTTAGTATCTCTGCTTTTAATTCGTCAGGTACTAAGTATCCGGCTTTTCCACCTGTTTCAGTGGTATCTAAAGACTTGGCTCTCCTGATTTCATCGTTGGCTCGTAATTCCTGAGAATTACCACCAAATAATGACTTCATGAAGTTCCTAGTATTCATTTCACCCTTAGTGATTTCCTTTTTGCTATTGTCAGCTACTTCCTTTCTTTGGTTTTTTACGCCTTTCATGAATTTAGCAACAATACCATCAGAAATTTCATTAACTTTCTTATCTACAGAAGTTTTGACAGAGTCGTTGATCAAAGCCTTTACAGCCTCGGCATCAACTTCTTCGTCTCCCTCTTTTCCCTCTGCTACATCTTCGTCTACTTTCTCGTCCTCCTTAATATCTGCATCAAATTTAACTTTCTCATCGGCAGACATTGATTCGGTGTTAGCTTTCAAAAAAGTTTTTTCCTCATCACTTAATTCAGAATATGCTTTTTTTAATAAATCTTTTATATTCATTTCTTATTTTTGGTTATTTTTTTTGACTAAGCAGTTTTCGTACTGCTTCGTTTATTTGTTTTGTAGTGAGTTTTCTTTTTTGCTTGCCCTTTTGATTAGGGGTTTCGACCGTTTTAATGGCAAGCCCTTTATCTATCGTTTCTTTTATATTTTTGGATACACTCTCTCCGATCTTATTAACATCTTCTTCACTCAATTCTATATTCTTGTTTTTGATTATCTTTTCAAGCGAGCATGTATCTATACCTACGCTTTTCGCTAGTGCCATTGCATTGGCCGGAACATTAACTGCTGACATTTCGTATAATGTATTCTCTTTTAAGACGATCCTGTCGCTTTCTTCGTCTACTTCGTACTTATCGTTCCTAAATCCCGCAGATACGGCTCTCATGAACTTTCCCTTGTATAATTGGTAGATTGTCTTTGCAAAGTCATACTCTTCTACTGCGAACTTAATAACTCCCTCCAACTGGCCATTTTCGTATCCTATCTCTGTTACTTGGCCGATCGCAGGCTGATAGTGGTCATGCGCGAATAAAACTACTGGATTTTTTAAGAACTCTTTTAAGTTCCATCCCTTTTGATCTACTGACTCTCCTTGGCGATCATCATCGTCTGTTGAGAATATAAATCTGATACTATTCTCTTCTTCGTTTACTTCTTTAATTTTTGAGTTTAAAATTTTTTGTAACATATTTTTATTATTCTTCAAATGCCGGGGCTATAACACATCGACAATTTGGTTCTTGTGGATATTGTAATCCGTTTGAGAATGCTTTATCTAATTTAACTATTTGGCCGTTGAGTGCGACATGCTCAGGGCGGGTACTACTGTCTTTTGTTGCAATCCATTCTTTATGTGTTGCAACATCGCTTTGTTTGTATCCCTCTAGCGCTCCCTCGTTGTTAGACGCCGTAGTTTCCGTTCTAGCGATCCTTTCTGATCTATAACTAGGATATTCCTTATATATCTCTTCTACTCTGTCTGTAAGCTCTGAGATGCCCTCTCCGTCCGATATTCCCTGTGATAGTTTCTTTGCTAGCTTTCCTTTTGTCGTTTCATTGATCTCTAGCCCGAACTTGTCTGCTCTAGCTTGTATTGTCTTTTGCAATCTTGCTGTCATTTCAAATTCTCCCTCGGGATTTATTAAAAGTAATGCTTCAAGTCCGGCATCCTTTACTGATGTTTCAATGAATGGAAGTATGAACTCTGCCATTACCTTATCCTCCTTAGAAAAGAACTCATCTAACTTCTTAACTGTCGCAGATCCTAAAATGTTTTTGAAATCATTAAGATCTTCTGCCTTTTCGTTCGGACCCTCTGCTGATTTCTTAGGTAGTTCTATCTTATTAACAATTTTAAGAACTCCTTTCTTCTGATCGTTGGCCACCTTGTCCATATCTTTCTTTAGCTTAATGGATCGGCTATCTATCTGCTTATTTATGACATCGGCGTATTTAATTTTCAAATCATCATTACCTATAAGAGATTTAGGTATTTTTTCGATTTCAGTTTCAGGTTTCTCTTCTTCTTTTACTATAACATTTTTGACTACATTTGTATTGTCTACTTTTTTGACTTCCTTTGTTTTATTAATTTCTTTATATAACAATTTTGTTATATCTTCTGTTAATTCCAATTTGGTTTTTAACATTCCTTTGCCCCTAAATAAATAATTTTCTTTTGATTTCTTTGGTGTATTTTTTAATTGTCCTACTGGTAGCATGTTAAGTGGTTTATACAAATCCCATCCACCATCTACTGGAGGCAAGTTTTCTTTTTCTCTTACTTCGTTAATTAACATATACCCGCTTTTGATTCCTGTTTCATATTCTTTCAATACTAGTTCTCTGTCCTCAGGTGTTGGATTAGGAAACTCTATAAATAGATTATCTCCAAAGTCCGGGATGATTAACTGTTCGTTTATTTTTTCCTCTAGTCTGTTTAACTCCGGCGCAATAGTCTCTGATAAAAAGATATGCATCGATGTTTCTGCGTTTGCTCTGTTTACATCGTCTGTGATCGCAACGATAGCCTTAGGTACTGCAAAAGCCACAAGGATGTCGTCTCTTGTGAATTTCATTGAGTCTATGTAGTCCATCTCTCTTTGACTGAGTGATAGCTGTTGATATTCTACGTCTCCCTCTAGGATCGCTATCTTTGAGTTCTTACCAACACCACCGTATCTTTTTTCCCATCCCTTTCTTATTTCTTTTTTCTGTTCCTCTGTTACTTCGGAGTTAGGAAACTTTAAAATTGCATCAGGTCTTGCGTTGTTTAAAAAGAAGTCTCTTTGATATTGTGATGCGTATGATTCTGTATCAATTCTGACTTGCGCTGATGCTACTGGGGATAACCCGTAGTACATATCTAATGGATTCGGATATTTAAAATGAATAATATCCTCTGTATTAAACGTTGCATCTGTTCCATCGTTCTTTCTAAATTTGTAGCCACTTATGAATTCTGTATCATGCTTGACGATCGTAACTAGATCAGGTCTTAAGTTCCATAACTCAACAACTTGTCCTCTTGTGTTTCTTATCTTCCACCAAAATGCATCGCCTGATAGTTTCAAGTTTATCATTGTCATTTCTATGAACTCTGATTTTGTTTGGAATGGATTAACCTTATATAACAAATCAAGGGCAGGATGGTTTGTTACTTCTTCCTTGTCCCCTTTTGAATTTGTTATCTTATATAATTTTATTTCCTGCGATGCTGTTTTCTCTGCTATTTTTCTAACACAAGCGTACACGTATAAACTCTTTGCGTATTGTGACATCGCCTTTTGTTTTGGCCATTCTCCATTAGCACCAAATAATTTCTCTAGGACTTCAAATCCTCCAGTCACTATACTTTTTTCTTTGAATGAATTAAATAGTTTGTTGTACCACTTCATAGTTTTATTTTAACATTATTTTTAAATAAAAGACACACGACTTATTGGTAATTTTGACATTTGTAATGCGATGGCTCTACCGAATACTCTATCGTCATGCTTTCCATTTCTATGAACTGGTTTGTTCTTGGCGTCATACATCATTCCTTTTGCCTCTGCTTCTGCTTCCGGGTATGTTTCTATCAACTCTTCTTTTCTATACCCCTGTTCTAGGTCCGTTATCATTACTGGTCTTGATGTTCCTGTTGTATTCCATTCCTTATGATTTACTCCAAGCTTTTTCATTCCTTGGATATGCGCTACTCCTACTCCTTGCTTTTCTATTCCTAGTTTAATTCTAAATTGTTTGCAAATTCTTGAGACTTTTAAATCAAATATATCCAATGGCTCGTTTGAGTTATATTCAAATATGACAACTCCTTTTCCTTTCGCCTTATCTATTCTTATCACAGAGAAGTTATGCGCGTCTCCTCCATCTGTTCCCTCTGCTCCGTCTAGTCCTGCGTATAGTAATTCTTTTTTAAGTGCTTCCCTTTCTTCATCTGTTCCCCATTTTTCTATACTGTCCAATGGTATTCTTTTCGATGGCTCAACTATCATGTGATTGAATACTGAACGGCCACTTTGTAGAAAACAACTCACATCGTCCTCAGGGTACTCTTGCCAAAATAGATCGCCCTTATCCCATATCTTATATCTTCTCCATTTTATCTGCCCTATTGTCAAATTTATCTTCCATTCGTCTTTGACTCTCTCTATCAACCGTTTCTCTTCTATGGTTAAGATTACTTTATCTTCAGGCTCATTAAACATTTCCCTTACAGTATCGCTTAACCCGTCCCTCTCTTCTGCTGTTAGCGAGTCTACGCTGTATTCGTCATCTATAAACCATGGTATAAAAATTGGAGTATATGGGGACCTACCTGTTTTTGCTTTCTCCCACATATCGTGGAACTCATCATGTCCGTTGGCCGTACTCTCTATGTCAAGCTGTCCGTATTCAGAAGCTTCAGATATCCCTGCTAGTATTTGTTTTAATCTATCGTAAAATGACGCTTCTGATAAATGCGCGCGATCTATCGTGTCTCCTCTACCTACCGCTTTCTGTCCGGCAGTTCCTATAAAGAATGTCGAGCCTCTTTTTTCAAACTTCATCTCTTGTTTTGAGTCTATGGATAATTCAGGCTTAACTTCTAAATTGTCAATGTAAAATCTTACGGCAGAGAATAATCTTTTTGTTGACTCTCTTTCATGTGACATAACAATCGCGTTCGTTGGTTTCC